GGCAGACATTTCTGACTTACAATCTTATATCACTGCTTCATCTACTGATACATTAACAAATAAAACACTAACAGCTCCTAAATTTGCTGATGGTGGTTATATTGCTGACGCTAATGGTAATGAGTTAATTCTTTTACAAACAACTACAAGTGCTGTAAATGAATTAGAAATTACAAACGCTGCTACAGGTAATGCGGTACAAATTGCTACAACAGGTGGTGATACAAACATTGACTTAAAAATCAGTCCAAAAGGCTCTGGTGTTGTTGATGTTGATTCAAGTAGAATTACAAACGTAACTGATCCATCAGGTGCTCAGGACGCTGCTACTAAAGCATATGTTGATAGTGTTGCCAATGGTTTAGATGTAAAAGCTTCAGTTAGAGTTGCTACAACAGCCGCTCTTGCTACTTCTACATATGACAATGGCGCTGGAACAATTACTGCTGACGCTAACGGTGCTCTTACAATTGACGGAGTTACAGTTTCAGCAGATGATAGAGTTTTAGTTAAAAACCAAGCAAGTGCTGTACAAAACGGTTTATATAAAGTAACTGCTACTGGTGGTGCTGGTTCACAATGGGTATTAACAAGAACACCTGACGGTGATGAAGCTATTGAAATTACAGGTGGTGCTTTCGTATTCGTTGAAGAAGGTACTGCTAATGCTGATAATGGTTATGTATTTACACATAACGGAACACCTACGCTAGGATCAGACAACATTACAGTTGCTCAATTTTCTGGTGCTGGCCAAATATCAGCTGGTGACGCTTTAACAAAAACAGGTAATACTTTAGATGTTGCCGTTGATGATACAACAATTGAAGTATCAGGTGACGCTTTACAAGTTAAGGCTTCAGGAATTGGTACTAACCAATTAGCTGACACAGCCGTAACTGAAGGTAAAATTGCTAATAATGCCGTAACTGCTGGTAAATTAGCAACAACTTTAGATTTATCATCTAACACAATTACTTTACCTAGTACATTTGTTACTACAACTGGAACACAGACATTAACAAATAAAACAATTAATGCTTCACAGTTAGTAGATAGTTCAGTTACAAACGCTAAATTAGCAAATAGTACAATTACACTTTCTGGTGATAGCGGTTCAAATGCTATTGATTTAGGAGATACTTTAACAGTATCAGGTGGAGAAGGAATTGATACTTCTCAATCAGGTGATATTTTAACTATCGCTGCTGAATTAGCAACAACTTCAAATAAAGGGGTTGCTTCATTTAGTGCTGACAACTTTACAGTTTCAACTGGTGTTGTTACAGTTACATCAATTGATGGCGGAACATTTTAATTAATTATTAATTTAGGAGATTAATAAGTGGCAACAGTTATAAAATTAAAAAGAACAACTACAGCTTCTGCTGTTCCTACTACAGGCGATTTAGAAGACGGCGAAGTAGCAGTTAACATAACTGATAAAATAGTTTATATGAGAAATGGTGGCAGTATTGTTACTGTTGCTAATTTTAATGATGGTTCAAGTGTTGATTTGTCAGCAATTGACCAAAGTATTTTGCCTGATACAACTGAAACATATGATTTAGGTTCAACATCTAAAAGATTTCGTTCATTGTATTTAGCAGGCGACACGATTGATATTGGTGGTTCAACTATATCATCTGACGGAACAGGAACAATTTCTATTTCTGCTTCAGGTGCTACATTACCTCTAAACTCAAACGTAGAAGTAACAAGTGGAGTAACAAAGACACTTGCGTTAGCGGGAGCAGATGGTTCGCCAGTTCAGGCCGTTCCTTTTTTCTCTACAGCAAGTGGACTAAATACTCAAAACACTAAATTAGATTTTAAAGCTGATCCTGATAAAACTGTGGCTTCATTTACTTTAGCAAATGGCACACAGTTAGGTTCATCACAAGGAAACACTTTGTTCTTTTTTTAAGGAATTAATATGGCAGAAAAAACACCAATACGAGCAGTCTTTAACGAAAGTAACGTAGCAACAGGTCTTGCTGAATACCAATCAGGTGAGTTTATAGGCGTTACATATGGTGGTATTGGTACAAGTTCACTTTCTCAAAATGCTATTCTTTTAGGTTCAGGCACAGACGCCGTAAGAAGTTCAGCAATTCAAATAGAGGGTAGTGTTATTTCATCTACTGACTCATCTATTATTCAAATTGCTGATGGCTTAACAGTAACAGGAGATTTAACAGTTACAGGTACAACAACAACTGTAAACTCAACTACAATTAATATTACAAACTCATTTGTATTTGAAGGAACAACAGCAGATGATTTTGAATTAACATTATCAGCAGGTGATCCAACAGCTGATAGAATAGTAACTTTACCAGACGCAACAACAACTTTAGTAGGTTTAGACACTACTGATACACTAACTAATAAAACTTTAACATCACCAATAATTTCAAGTATTTCAAATACAGGTACTCTAACATTACCTACATCTACAGATACTTTAGTTGGTAGAGCAACAACCGATACTTTAACAAATAAAACGATTGACGCTGATAATAATACAATTTCAAATATTGGAGATAGTGAATTATCAAGTGGTATTAGTGCTACCAAAATAGGTAATGGAGATGTTGATAACACAGAATTAAGTTATTTAAACGGTGTTACAAGTGCTATTCAAACACAAATAGATACAAAAGCTTCTACTGCCTTTGCTATTGCTCAGGCCGTTGCTTTAGGATAATACTCCATTATTCTTATAAATAGTGGTAGTTAAAACTTATAAGGATTATTAATGGCAACACCAGCTAGTAGAGAAAACTTAAAACAATACGCTTTAAGAGCATTAGGTAAACCAGTCATAGAAATCAATGTTGATGACGACCAACTTGAAGATAGAATTGACGAGGCTTTACAATATTATGCTCAATATCACTATGATGGTATAAGAAGAACCTACTTAAAATATCAATATACACAGGCCGATAAAGATAGAATATTAGGTAATTCAAGTGAGACGGCTACTAAAAACTCAGTTTCAACAACTTGGTCCGAAGGCAATAATTTTTTAATTGTGCCAGAAACAGTAATATCTGTTATTAATATTTTTCCATTTTCAGACAAAGGTAATTTAAACTTATTTGATGTAAGATACCAATTAAGATTAAATGACCTTTACGATTTTTCTTCAACATCAATTATCAATTACGATTTAGTTTTAAGACATTTAGATTTCTTAGATCACATATTGGTTGGTGAAAAACCATTAAGATTTAATCAACACGATAACAGACTTTACATTGATATGGATTGGAGTGAAGATTTACAAGTAGGTGAATATCTTGTTATAGAGGCCTATCGTAAATTAGACCCTACAGTTTATACAGATGTTTTTAATGACATATACTTAAAAAGATATGTTACTGCTTTATTTAAAAAACAATGGGGAGCAAATCTTAGCAAGTTTAATGGTGTAACTATGATTGGTGGCGTTACTTTAAATGGCCAACAAATCTATTCAGAAGCTTTAACAGACATTGAAAAATTAGAACAAGAAATTAGAGCAAGTTATGAATTAAATCCTGCTATGATGATAGGATAATGTTATGGCAGTTAATCATTACTTCCAAGGTGGTAACGGCATTGGGAACACCAATGAAAAAAGATTATACGAAGATTTAATCATTGAAGGCCTAAAGATTTATGGCCACGACTGTTATTATCTTCCACGAACATTAGTTAATAGAGATTTAATACTTGGCGAAGATTCGTTAAGTAAGTTTGATGATTCATATTTACTTGAAATGTATATGGAGACCACAGAAGGATTTGCTGGTCAACAAGAATTAATTAGTAAGTTTGGTTTAGAAATTAGAGAAGATACAACTTTTATAATTTCAAAAAGAAGATGGCAAGACGCTGTTGATTCTGTTCATACTTTAATTAAAGACGGCCGACCAAATGAGGGCGACATCATTTATATGCCGTTGATGAATAGTTTTTTTGAAATACAATTTGTCGAAGACCAAGAGCCATTCTTTCAACTCGGCAATTTACCAGTTTATAAATTAAGAGTTACACGTTGGGAATATTCTTCAGAAAGAATTAATACTGGTGTTTCTGAAATTGATAGTGCTGAAGATCAATATACTTTAGATCAATTGCAACATCAAGTTTCACTTGAAGCAGGTACAAACGAAGACTCAAGCACAGGTGCTTTATTATTAGAAAATGATAGTGTAACAGGTGAAAGTAATTATTTCTTACTTGAAACTTATGCGATACAAACACAATCGCCGTATGCTGATAATTTAGATTTAGATACTGAGGCAGGCTTTGATACGGCCTCTACTGCTGATGATATATTAGACTTTACAGAACGTAACCCTTTTGGAGAATTGGATTTTTAAATGTTTGGATATTTCTATAATGAATCAATGAGACGAATGACAATTGCCTTTGGTCAATTGTTTAATAACATTCAAATCAAAAGAAAAGATTCTACAGATACGGTTGTTCAATCAATTAGAGTACCTTTAGCCTACGCTCCAAAAGAAAAGTTTTTAGTAAGATTAGATCAACAGCCTTCTTTAGATGAAAGAGAGTTTTCTATTACTTTACCTCGTATGTCATTTGAAATTAAAACAATTGCCTATGACTCAACAAGAAAATTAAATCGTATTCAAAAGTTTAAAAGAGTAAAGACGGCCGCTGATGGTAAAATACTTGATTACAACTATATGCCTGTACCTTATAATATTTCATATGATTTAAACATATTTACAGCCACAGCAGAAAGTGGCCTACAAATTGTAGAACAAATATTACCTTATTTTCAACCAGATTATACGGTTACAGTAAATGCTATACCAAGTTTAAACATTAAAAGAGATGTTCCTATCATATTAAATACCGTTAATTACGAAGATACATATGACGGAAACTTTACAACAAGAAGAGCTGTTGTATATACTTTAAGTTTTACTGCTAAAACATACCTATTTGGGCCAGCTCAAACACAAAAGGTCATCAAAGAAGTACAATCAGATTTACATACAAATACAACAACCAATGAAAGTAGAGAAGTTAGAATTGTAATAACACCAAATCCAACAACGGCCGACGCTGATGATGATTTTGGTTTTACAACAACCATAACGGATTTTACAGATAGTAAAAATTACAACCCAACAACAGATCAGGACGAATAAATAGTATAAATAATAAGAGAGAACAACTACTATGGCCATAAATCGAATTAAAACAGGTGGTATAACAGACGGCACAATTCAAAGTGGCGACTTAGCACCAGGTACTATTGCGAGTGATAGAATTGCTCCAGGTACAATCGCTAATGATAGATTAGCAAATACAGGAATTACAATTA